TCCCGAGTGGAACTCTCTTTACAATGGATGTATTGAACAACTATGCAGTAGTGCGGGCGGCAAGTCAAATGGGAATAGCCGTTGAACGCAGTGTAACGCAACGGGCAAAACTATTGCTTATTACAGGGCAGTATGTTGAGATACAGAGAACATTGCAAGGAGATGTTTGGAGTGGTTGGAAAATGATTAATGTAATATAATAATGGAGTTATGGAAAATATTAATCAAGTACCTAACGGTGCGGATATACCATTGGTAATGGAGATACCAACGATTAACGGAGAGCCATACGATGCTAAGAGCGGAGTATGGGAGGTTGAGTTGTGGGTATTCAGTAATAAGCGTGTTAAGGTACGACACTCGGCAGACGGATACGAAAGTCTTGGCGAAGTACCTACGACTGCTGATGTAAACGATAGTGGCGAGATAGAGTTGTATGTCAAGAGTAGCAAAGTTCCAATGGGTAAAGGGTATATCAAAGGACAGATGACAATCTATGCCCCTAACACCGACTTTATTGACAGTGTGCAAGTGATTAAGACGCTTGAATGTGATTTAGGAATACAGATTGTTTAAGGGATATGGCAGAGAAAATACGAGTTAGATTAGGCGGAGCGAGTGCCGAGCCTTTGAACGTAAAACTAAATGATACGGTAAGTGGTGGCAAGGTTAGTGTACCACTGCCTACTATTGTTCAGAGCCATAAAGTAGAAATATCCGACACTCCGACAGAGGGAGGCACAAGTGCTTTCAGCACGGGTGGTGCTTTTAATCTTCAACGAGAAATTAATAAGAAAGCAAATATAGAGGAAATACCAACTATACCCAAAATTCCAACCAAAACAAGCGAGTTGGTGAATGATAGCAACTTTATTGATGAAGAGCGACTAAATGGCAAGGGTTATCTAACTAATAAGGATATTGAGGGTTTAGCAACCGAGCAATACATTAATGACCTTGTGGGTGGTATTAATTCAGTATTGGACGAGATAAACGGAGAGGTAATATAATGGGAACAACAACAGATAAATTAAATGCGGTACTTGATAGCAAGGAGGCAATAAGACAAGCAATAGAGTATAGGGGAGTAGATATTCCTATGGATACTACTTTAGCTGAGTATGCCGAAAAGATAGGGGAGATACCAACAGGAGGTACTTTAACTGATGAACAGGCATTAGTATTCATTAGCGAATGTGCCGATGGTAAACGAAAGATTGCAAAGGCAGTAAGGAGTAAATATGAAACTATAACCGAAGAGGAAAGCGGTATAACTGAATATAGCACCTTTGAGGAACTTTCAAACAAGATTAGCCAAATACCCATTGAAGTTCCATTAGGCAGTGCAATGGAGCAGAATGGTGGTGTTTTGCCTTTTTACGATGTGTATAATGAACTTGTGAAAGCAAGTAAGCAATACACTGAATATCCCTATTGTTGTGCTATGGAGTTAAACAAATGGGATTATGACAACGACCACAAAGTGACTTTAAGTGGTGCAGATGCTTACCTAACAAGTGACGGTGTGTACTTGCGTTCAAGCGAGGTTAATGGTGAATATCAATTCCAAGATTTAGACCAACCTAACACTAACCGCTTTGTAGTCTATTTCTTTGGTTCATCTCCCTACCAAGTCCCTAAATCACTCCCTGCTACATCAGTGTTTGGGTTATGGTGTTTAAAGGGCACCCCATTAATGAATTTTAACGCAGATTTTATCACACTTAATAGAGTCAATGTTTATGATGGAGATTTGGATGTTAAAGAGGCAAACGATTTTAAATTTTCCTCTATCTCGCTAAACCAAAAATTAAGATTGCCACATATTAAGAGTATTAGTGGGGGTTCTAATATATTCTACAATAACACTAATTTAAGGGAAATAACATTACCAAATCTTACTACCATTAGTGGTGGTAATACCATATTAATTAGCAATGCAGCATTAAGAGAAATTACGCTGCCTAACCTTACTACTATTAGTAATGTATATTTAATGTTTACAAATAATAGTAATCTTAAAAAGATTGCAATGCCAAAACTGAAAAAAATTAACACATCAACCAATACAGTTATAAATCAAAATAATTCTTTGATAGAATTGTGGTTGCCTATGCTTGAGGAGATAACTGGTAGTACGTCGTTGATATCTCAAAACGATAAACTATTATACCTTGAATTACCAAAACTGCATAAATGCTCACTGTTATTCGGCTATTCACCAGTGTGCGAAACTCTAATATTAGGTGATGGTATGAGAGATGGAATTGCTGGAGATATAAGAATATATTCGGGAACATACACCTACCTGACCTCTTTGATTGTAGCAAAAGGGTTTAAGGCAAAACTGAATTTGACAGGTTGCAATGGGTTGAGCAGAGAGGTGTTGTTGGATATAATTAACAATTTGGCTGATTTGACAGGTGAAGCAAGCCTAAACTTGATTATGGGTTCGACTTTATTAGCAAAACTAAAAGATGCAGACAAGGCAATAGCAACACAGAAAAATTGGACTTTAAGTTAGTAATTAATAAAACTATATACAATGAAAACAGAGAAGATAACAATTACAAAGGTTACTGCCGAAGAGGGAAAAACCTTTATTAAAGGAGAGAGTGTGATAGGTAAGATTATCTATTTGGGAGTGAATGACAAAATAGAAAACTACACGCAGGTAGCAGATGAAGACTTACCAAAAGAAGTTGAACCAATAGAGGAAGTGAACGATGAAAAAGATTTGGAATTGGCTTAAGGAATCAAATAGGTGGCAACACCTACTAATAGGTGCGATGATTGGGTTGTTGTTTGACAACCTTATCGGAACATCAATTTGTGCAATGCTTGTTGCTTCTGCCCTTGAATATAAGGATAAAACATACGGAGGCAAATGGGATTTGTGGGATTTAACACTCACTATCGTGCCTGCTCTTGTTATTAACAGCCTTAAATTACTGGCATTGCTATGGATTGGGTAGGATTGATAGATAAGATAGGAGTTATAGTATTGGGCATTTTTGCTGTTTATCAATATAGGATAAACAAGAACACCGACTATAAGATTAAACAGCGTGAGGAGCAAGATAAACGCAGAATGAAGAGACGCAACGACAATGCTATGGACGTTTGGAATACTGTGCATAATCTTCTATCGGAGACACACGCAGACAGAGTGTATATAGTTCAACCTCACCCATTAGGTGAGGAGGAGATGCTTACTATACATTTTGAGGTTACTCGCAACGGCATAATAGGTATGCGAGAGGAGATACAAGATATGAAGATTGCAACGGTTGTGCAGTTTGCAAAGTACATGAAAGATAATCTGTTCGCTTACATAACCGATATTGAGAAGCAAGTGCCAGATAGGTACGCACGTGCTATAATGAGTACTCACGGAACGAAGAACTTAATTGTTAAGCGACTTAACGACAACAGAGGAGATTGGTGCGGTAGCATCTTTTGCGAATACACAAATCGAATTAAAATTCGTGAGCAAGAAGCAAAACAATTGCTACACAACGCAGCAACAAACATTCAGTATATTATTCCTGAGATAGAGAGATAACATTTGCAAAGCACAAATCAAACATTTGCAAGAGTAATAGTCTATCGAGCAGATATACAATTAATTACAACAAGAGAGAAAGATTAAACATTTGCAAATAAAAACTTGAAGATTTTTCAAGAACTTTCAAGTATTTTCAAGATTGGAGAGAAATGAGGAGACATAAATACTACATAAGAATTGGTGAAATCCCTGAAAACGAAACATCTAAAATATATAATGGAGACGCTATTATAGGAGAAGAGAGAGGAGTATCAGTTTATGATTGTATTGAGAAAAACGGTAAATATCATATTGTAATGCCTCTACCGTTCATTGAGGGACAAGGACAAACATACGAATGCTTAATTCAAGAAGTAACACAATGTCGTTATGAAATTGCACGCCCACGAAAAGTATATCTTGTAACAGGCAAACAAGTAGGGAATGGACACGATAACGAACCAATAATTAAAAATATAAAAATAATAAAAGAGATAACGGAACAATTCAAATAGAATATGAAGATAGAAGTTAAAAGAATATATAAAGGCAAGGAGTACACGATAGGAAGTATGTTCGTGAATGGAGAATACTTCTGTGATACATTAGAAGATAAGGTAAGGGACCTAAACAAAGATGGAGATTTGAACGACAAAGGAGAGAGCAAAGTATATGCCCAGACTGCTATCCCATACGGAGAGTATAAGGTTGTTGTTAAACACTCTCCGAAGTTTGATAGGATACTTCCACGCCTGTTAAATGTCCCTCACTTTGAGGGGATATTAATTCACAGAGGTAACACCGCAAAGGATAGTGCCGGGTGTATATTGGTGGGTGAGAATAAAATAAAAGGCAAGGTTATCAACTCAACTCCGTACGAGAAGAAGCTAACGGCTATGTGCCATAATGCTCAGCTCAGGGGAGAAAAGATAATCATTGCAATTAGGTAAAAGAAAATGCTATTTCTTTACCGATGCGGTTTAAAGGGCGAATAAAAGGGCATATAAAAAGTAGAAAATACGCATAATTCATTATAAGACAATATAATAAAAGGACAATATGTTAGACGAACTAAAAAGATACATAGAGAGTAATCCGACTCGGGAGTTTTGGGCATATATGCTCATTAAGATTGCTATCGGTGTGGCTGGTTTCTTCTTACTCGCTTTGTGCAGTTGCTCAACAGCAAAGGTTACATCGCATACCATTCAGCGAGATACTATCTATATTGACAGAGTGGTGGAGATAGAGAATTTAATTAGGGATACCATTATAAGCAAGGATACCATTATAGAGTATTCGCTTGACACGCTCGGCAATTGGCAACCGACAAAAAAGATAATTGGCAGTGGGTTGAAGATTGGCTCTTCAACCGAGCAGAGCAAAGAGAATATAACTGAGAATGCGACTAAGGAGAGCGAGATAAACACCGAGACCAAAGAAAAGAAACCTAACGTATGGGCTTGGTTCGGTTGGGGCGCTTTCGCAGGAATTGCTGGGTTATTTATTATAAGATTTATTATTAGTAGGATATGAGGATAGAGATTGAAATAAACAAGAATGATGTATATGAAGAGGTAAAAAAAACATCTTGGTATGTAGGTGTAAAAATCGGTGATAATTCATATAAAATAATATCTATAAATGAAGAAGATAGGATAATGCTTGATCGGTTCTTTGAGGAGAGCAAAAATACACTAATTAACAGATTGATACGTGTATTTTATAAGGAGAATGTATCAGAAGACAACAATGTTTATACGATACATCTTATATTATCTGATGCTTTCAATAAAAATCTTTTGCAAAGCATACAAAGCAGCTTATTTAGTTTTTATGTGATGAGCATTATTTCTAAATGGTTTGCAATTACCAATAAACCCGAATCTGGAGAGTATGCAACAAATGCTGTAGCATTATTAGAAGATGTTGCAAAAAAAGTGCGTTACAAAATAAGACCAAGACATTAAATTTTACAATATTATGAAACCAACAAAAGATAAAGGGCCATGTCCAACACACAAACAGGTAAAACTTTTATTTAATACTTCGGAATTATTATATGACATTAAGAATTATGCCTATATTGAAGGCAATATAATGTCTGATGATGAGAGGAAATATCAACTTATTGATATTGCAGAATACGGGAACGATGATCGTGTTACTCGTGTACTTAATTTGGCGTACGCAGAGTGTGTTGAAATGCTTTATCCTTATACTAAAGAAGAGATATGCACACAGGAAAAAGATAGTAATCTCGAACTTCTGGATTGTTATGTTATTAATACTAATTTACCAATTGGTTTTTCGCAAACTACTGTAAATATTCTATCTTCTTTAATTCATGAATATATGGTTTGCAGAGTAGTAGCTGATTGGTTAAGTATTAATAAAGCAGAAAGCCAAAACAATTGGGAACTAAAACTTTTAGATATAAAAAATAAAATCAGAGGAGCCGTTTTGAATAGGAGAGGACCGATAAAACGAAAGATGCAACCATTTTAAAATAAGCAAAAAAAATTTGCTTATTCTTACATTTTAGAATAAGTTACTATTGCACAGATATTTACAAATGTAATATAATTACAAATTATATAGCAAAACTTGTATTGCTCTACAAGCATCGCTATACGGCATATCATCTATTATGTCAATGAGAATGTCTATCATAGCTGTTTAGAACGGCAACAATCACAGATGAAGTGTTTAATCTTAGGGAACATTTGTCGTGCAACCTCTCCCGAGAAGTATGCAATATTCTCTCCCAATGGTGTAAACTTGCAAACATCTGTAACGTGAGCAATAAGGTGTCGCATTTCGTGTACCCACGAGTTGATAAATTCTAATGCTGAAGAAGTTTTGGAGATAACAAATATTGTCTCCCTACGTCCATAATTAGAATAGCATAAACCTGTATCTTTTTTTCCACTCAACAGATTGCGTTCAGCCTTGCGATATGTAAGCACATCGCAACCGAGATACCATAACTCATCAAGTATCTCCTCTGCATCTTCGCGTGTGGTGTCAAAGTAACAGCGAATGCTCCACCCTATATCTCTCACATATATATTCTGTGTAACCATTGTTTATAACATTTCTTCCCAATCAACGGGTATCCCGGCAAAACACATCTTTGCATACCACTCGTTGAATATATATCCATCGGGTTGATCTATGTCGTCTATCTTGTCTTTGATGTAAAGAGCAACAAATTGCTCGGTTGGCAATGATTTACCTGTTCCGTACAAATCAGCCATTGCCATAGAGTAGATGTAGGTTGCATCGTACATCTCGTTATTTTCGAGCGTGATAGAATACTTTTTAAGCAACTCATCAACCTTTTCTTTTTCAGTTGGTGCAATTGGTTCTGTCTTGTCTGTTCCTTTTATCTCTCTATACATTTTGCTAACCGCGAACTTGTAGAGCTTGCGGTTGAAATGATACCCATAATTCTTTAAGTATCTTTTCATATCTTCGGGTACATCTACCCATATATCTAATGATGTTTTTCTTTTTTTCATAATCAGTTTGTTTTTTTGAAACCGTGACAAATAGTAACGGTTTGAGGGAGCGTTGTTAGCCACTCCCTCGTTTCACCTTAATTACTACATATAGCGACCACGACTATCCCTGCGTCTGCGTTCGCCCATCTCCTCGTAACGCTCGTTCATCTCTTCCCAATCTTCTTCATCGCGATAACCCATTGAACCACGATTCCCATAGGCAGAAGATGTACGATAGCGACCGCTCTCGTTTCTGTCTCCGTAGCGAGAATGGCTCTTTTCTTGCCACTCCTCTACGCATTGCATTGCCTTACCGAGATGGCGAAGGCATTGCTCAATATGTTCCGAAAGTTTATCAACTTTACTTTCGGTAATTTCTATCATATAACCCATAATTAGTCCTCCTTTAATTTTTTAAGAGTAGGATTATTATGTCCAAGGGCATCCGAAAGCATTGTCATCATATTGCCGAGTGTGGTTTCGATACCCTCCATCTTCCCTTGTAACTCGGTTATCTTCTCCTCTTGCTCCTTTTCTTTGGCGAATTGAGGATTGATCAGCAATTTCATCTCTTTATAAGATTTTATTGCTTTCTCGTGATACGGAACGCTGTCAATAATTACCTTGCTTGCCCTCTCCGAGTTGTCTATCTCGGTGTTAGTCATCTCCGTATTGTCGCAAACAAATAGATTGTTCTTGACGCAATAGGATTGATTAGCAGGTAACTCTTCAAGATTTAGTACGTGGTCGGCAGATTTCGCTACCACGTCAACAAATTGTTCCTGTCCAGGCGGTTGCATATAGGCTGGGAGCATTTGCATTTTGTTTCCTTGTTGCTTCTGCAATAAAGTGTACGGATTGCTCACTTTCTCCACCTCTGCGAGTGTGAGAGTTAAATTACCCTTGTCTATTACGTATATGATGTTGCCTTGTCGTAGTCCTTGAAACATAATAATATATCCTTTAAAATTGTTAAACAATACCTGTTAATAGTTGTACGGTATTTGATTGACTATCTACAAATACCAAGTAAATACCTGTGCCTGGAATATCAGCAACAGTAATATTGTCTCCGTTAAATCCTACAAGATTGACGGTGTTTGAGCCATCACTTGTAAAAACTATCGGTAGCGTACCTGTTGTACCTGTGGGAATTACTTGATTAAGACGAACAATCACTAATCCTCTAAATGGTTGTCCAATGGTTGGGTGATTGTTGAAATCAAATGCCACTTGTGCAGTGCCTACTGATACAGCATTACTTGATACTGTTGGTATTCCGAATTGGTTTACGTTAATTCTTGCTGGTAAGACTTGTGTCGGCATAATTACCTCCTTTCTTAAAAGTTAGCAATTATTACCCCCAAAGGCTTCCGTTAGCACAACCTACGTTATATCCAACTCCATAACCTACACCATATCCGCAGTAAGGTCCATAAGGGATGTTAATACTGCGATTGATAGGAACATAGTCAGGAGTTGCAGGAATTACCTCTGTTTTGGGCAAACGACACTTGATACCATCTACATCACTTTGTAAGTTGTCAACAGCTTTAGCAATCGGAGCAGTTGCTTGAGTAATCATTGCACCGAAAGTTTGAGTTTGTTGGTAGTTGTTGATAGCATTTGCTTGTTCAGCAATCTTTCTATCACGCTCGGTAATCTCACGTTGCATCTCACGCATCTCTGCGTTACGTTGTCCTGCAAGAATACTCTCGGTTGCAGATGCGATAGCACCTTTCAATTCGCAAGTTTGGTTTGTTGATGCATAACCTAAATCCGAAAATCCTTTTGCAAGAATTTGGTTAGTGTTACAGAAACCACGTTCAGTTAGATAGTTACTTTCAAGCACAGCCTTTTGAGTTGCACAGCAACAATCTGCTAATTGACGTGCAATTGCAGCATCTCCGCTGTTAATTGCATTGATAATTTGCATACTACTCATACCAACTTGATTGCCTACGTTGCATAGTTGAGTACTCATTGCATTAATTGCTTGTTGCAAATCACCAATTGAGCAACCTAATGTAGAAGATAGTTGTTGAATAGCGTTAGCATTTCCTTGAATTGCTTGCATAATCAACTCACGACCTGCATTGTCGTTCAACTGACTTGATAAGAAGTTTGCGTTGTTTCCACCGAAACCGCCAAATCCGTTGTTGCCCCAAAGAGCGAATAGTAACCAAGGTAGTAACCAGTTGCCACCTCCGAAGCCACCACCACCCATCATCATTCCAAATAGAAGATTTGGGTCAAATCCATTTCCAGAATAACCACCATGGTCATTTCCGAAATAAAAAGTTTTTGTTTCCATATAAGTTATTTAATTAAGTTTCGAGCCTTATGGCTCTTGATGCAAAGTTGCTCAATCCTTAATGCTTATATGGAGACATTATGGTTCGCTGTCAGGACATTACGAGGTGATGTTAAGTCATTCGTTTAGTATGCGTTGTATTTGTTTGGTTGAGTAACCTGTTTGCTCGGCTAATTCCTCATAGATAGATGTTCGACTGAAAGAATATGCTAACTTATGACTATTCATTAATTGAGCATACAACTCTCTTACTTCTTGATGATTTCTCTCTACTCTCTCCGACTTTGGAATTTTCTTTTGTTTTTTCATTTTGTTTTATTATTTTTATGTTGCCAAACTCAAATTATATAAATATGGTGAACCAACCACCGACAGGCTGTGTTATATTCGTAGCCTCTTATCGTGTGTGGTTGGTTCACCTTTATCTGTTACTTCCGAGTTTGGCGATTCCAAGTAACAGGAGATAGGAGGCTACTTTTTTGTAACCTCCTGTGTTAATTATCTTAATCTATTAGTCAATCTATTTTCAAATTCTGTTGTAAATCCAAAAATACTTTCGTCTTTATCCAAATTACCAATAACTGCTAATCTGAAATATTTGTATGGAGAGCCTCTAAAACCTCTCATATTTTCATCCGTACTACTCCATATTGTGTGCCAGTGTTCTAAATCGTTACTACCGTATAATACTTGTTTAACATGGCCTCTCTTTAAGTTACCACGCTGAATTATTGTTTGGATAGTCTTATATTGGTTGTTTCCCATTGAGAATGGGCGAGTAATTAAAAGAACAGGTACATTTTTTATCTCTGATTTTGAACTAAAATCAATAAGTTTATTATCCTTTGTTTGAGCAATAGCTTTAGGATAAGCATCAATACTTGATACAATATCCGATAATATCATACCCCAACTTTTTGATTTTAATGAGAATGCATAAGCATAGGGTTTATCCTTAGTGTAATAAATGATCCTTTGACCATTATAATCATATATCCCTCTGCATGTTTTTACAAACTCTCTAAAATCCAACTTATCGAATCCACTTAACTGTTCTCCTAAAAATCCATTAAATATATCTTTAAGTTTATCACTATTTGGTAATTGACTCAGCTCAAATACATCACTTGATGTTATAGAATCAGTTATACAGGTAGTTTCTCTTCCGCTTATAAGCATAATACCTCTATCAGTAGGAAATAATACCGCTGAATCTATCTGTAATATTCCATCAGCATTAATACATACATCTCTTGAAATAGGTTGTCTCGAAGAGTATGAACCATCTTGATTAACCTCTATGGCATAAATACCATTTTTTGTGAAAGCATATAATGGATATTGTCCAAATTGTCCCTCACTTAAAGGTCTTGCAACTGTGTTTACATGAATAATATCACTTGGCAGATAACTAATATTTTCTTCCGAAAATAGAAAAGGGTTATTAACTAAAGATGACCGTATTTCTGTACCGACATTATAATCTGTCTCGGTATTTGAACTTAATTCTGGAAATTCATCAATCTCTTTAACCGAGGTATTCTCTTCAACACCGAATATTTCATATATTTCATCAAAACCAAATACAGGCATTAAATCTCCACTATGATATGAACCAGCCATTAAAGGGTGGGGGGACATACTAACCTCAAATACCCTTTTTGTTCCGTTGGCAATATCAGTTATACAAACATAAGCCTTTTCTATATCGGCAATAGGGATATAAATATATCTCAATAATGGAGTGTTCATATAACAAACGGAATCGTTTCCTATAATTAAAGATTTATTTATATTCCCCTCTTGATTATATGTTAAGAATCTAATCTGTATTGAATATTTTGTTTCGTCATTTTTATTTTGAATACAAGTAAATATAGAGTTTGTGTTATATCTAAAATCATTGTATAATTGTAAATTATAAATATTAAGTCTTGAGTTATAGACAAAAGCATCTTTTGCTATAATATTATCGAGTAGTATAGATGGACTACTTACCAATTGTTCTTGAACTTCAAGATTTTTTAAAGTTTCCTCATCCATCTCAATTTTTACAAATTGCTCGCTGTTATCGATATCTTTTATGGGAATACTTTTTATCAAATAAAAATTAGAGCAATCTCTAATATCTTCTTGTATCTTTTCAGAACTTTTAAGAGGCATTTTTGCGTCAAAATATCTCGGATAGTGGTTTAATTTATCCTCTATCAAATTAATGGTAGTATGCTTGTCAAAATTTACACCTTTATCAATACTGCAAACCGACATATCACTATTCAGTATTGACTTTTGAAGCAAAGTTTGTTCTGGATACGATGTAATGGATTCTTGATACTCACCATTCAAAAAAGAAGTATGAAATCCGTTAATATTACCATTTGGATTATATGTATAAATAGGAGGTGATACATATATATTAATTGCACTAACTACATCTTTAAGTGATTCAAAGTCTGCACTGCATTTATAATACAAATCAAAATTTGGAGCAATAAAAACAGGATGAACCCTTTGAACTAACTCAATATTGGTAAGATTTTCATTATACCTGTCAATGCGTCTATCTCCTATAATTTCCATTCCGCAATATGGGGCATATATTGATGATGGTATCATCAAAACTGCGGGGCTTGGATTGGCTATACTTCCGTCATACATTTTAAAAGCATACCTTACAAGAAAAGGAAAAACAAACTTATTGTCTTTTTCTGAGTTGCTAATCAAGTTACTTAACTCACTCATCATTGTAGTTGATACTTTCTCCCTATATTCATCATTGCCATAATTGTTCCAAGCAGCAGCAGGTGTAGTATTATCTCCATAACCTACAGTATTAAAGTATTGATTGAAGTCATGATATATAGTATATGGTTCTTCTACTGGTTCTTCAGGAATAGTTCTTACATCATCTAACACAAGTCCAAACTGAAACAGTTTATAAAAATCTATTTCTATTTTTTCGTAAAGAAACATTTCCTCTTCTTTGTCTAATTTCCAAAGCAGAAAAATAATCCCTGTATCGGTAAGGGCAAAAAGCACATTACCTATTGATTTTACATCAAATACCTGATTGTCGTAACTTAAAATACTTATTTTTTCACCAGTATTATCATCTATATAATATATCGTATTCTCTTTTTGGGTAATATAGTGTTTATATGAGGTAGTAGAGTGAATATGTTTTAATACCTCACCCTCTTCTAATTGTAGAATATTTCCATTTTGGAGTTTTAATTCCGCAGGGGGCAACTGTGGGACCAATGCCCCCTCTTCTGGAATTAAATTAATTGCGGTAGCCAAATCTCCGTCGGGAGAACTATAATCCGACGGAGTGGCTGTAATACCATTATATATAATATCTTTTATCATACTTTGTAGATTTATTCTACAATATTATAATAAATAGATATTTCTTTTTGTATATCTTTTTATTTATAAGTATGCTCCATTTCCTGTATCATCTCCTTTTTGAGTTCGTTTAACTCTGTTTCTATCAACTTTACTTCTTCTTTGTCTCCATATTCATTGGCTTCCTTTAATTCATCATTTAGGTCGTCAATGTCTCTGCGGTACTCCTCAAAGATTTCGTAACGCTCATATTCGGGCGAGTTATATAGAAAATCAATCTTCTCGGCAAAGTCAAAAATACCATTGTCAGTATCCTTTTCGTATGCCTTTAACCTACGTTTTGTATTATCTGTTTCTTCTTTTAAACGGAAATACTCATTATTTACGGCACGGTACTCTGTTCGTTCATCGCCTGCCTTAACAAGTCTATTCCATAACAGAATACTGCGAGGGTCGTACTCTCTATCTCCAGTAATGGTTTCGGCAGTTTTGGTAAGTTTGTCTATCGTTCCCGATACACCACCAAAATAGCCATTCAGCATATATTCCACTTTAGCAGGGTTTATATCAATAGCTCCTTTAGTATATTTATCTCCACCTGTTGCTTCGTTCAAAGTAGCAGACAAGTTTACCAAATATTTATTAGCACTCTTATATGCTTTTGTCCATTCTGGCATATCCTTATTGTAAGGAGTATCTTTGTAAAGAGGCAGACCTGTCCAACTCTTCTCTGCAACGTAAGCTTCCCATAAAGGTTTGGTTACACTTGGAACAAAGGCGTTCATTCCACCGCCACCCTCTAAGAAGTCAATTGGCAATATTTGTGTAGCCTGTCCAATAACAGCTTCTGCTATTTCACCACCTGTAAAATGCTCTTTATCACTTAGTACCGAAGTCATAAGTTCACCCATTCCGTAGAACGCTCTGTACTCGATAGGCAGAGGAATGGAAATCCAACTGTCGCCTGCACGGAACAAAATGTTACTACGTCTCACATATTCGGGTAGGTTGTAGTATGCGTTTTTGTCGTCCTCGTCATCATCGCCACCCAAGTAGGCAACAAGAGCACCAAGTAAAAACATAGTTGCCATACCTGTAAAGGCTTTTGCTGGGTGTCGTTTCAACTGTCTTCCAAAGTTGGTAGTACCCTGAATAGCGGCGTTCCAAAAGACGTAACCACTGCGTCCGATACCCGAAACAAATGCACTTGTATTACCTAATCGTGTTTGTCCTTTACTACTTAAGAACTTTGATCCGCTACCTTTCTTGTTAAAGTTTACAGAAATCTCTTTTGCATCGTAAATTGCTCTGTCAATGCTTCTGCCCATTTCACGAGAGGTCACAAATGCAGCGAAACGTGCACAGTTCTCAACGGCTCTGTTAAGTTCATCAAATCGCTCTTCTAACCAATCCCAAGCTTTGCGTAGAGGTATTTTACCATTACTTTTCTTCAACTCACGCTTAATATCATTCTTATGCTTCTCAATATCACGAATATTTGCATAACCAGTCTCTCCGCCGTTCATCATAAACTGATAGAACATCGCTTCGGTTTTGTTACTCATATCAAGAGTCCCATTACGGTGTTTTGCAAATAAGATTTTCATCTTTATAGGATTTACCTTTGCATAATTGCGGTGGAAACGCAAAGCATAGTTCGGACTCTCCTTTATCCATGCCATACTATTGGTGTATAACATATCACGCATAAAGTTTGAAACAATAAAGTCTGGGTTGCGTGTGGTATAGAATGCACTTAATTGGCGGTTTACTTTTTCTCCTGCACGAAGAATTGAACCAATAGCTCCGGACATATCATTATCAGGATTAGTTTGCCCGTTCAATGCTTGTGCCGCACGTGGGTTGCCATTGATAGTGATTACATAGTCTCTGCCGCCACGCTTCACAACAACTTGATGTTGCATCATATCACTTTTTTCAACAACTCGGTATGGAATATTAACGGCATCTTTACCTCGTTTATACCCCTCAGGGTATTCTTCGGCCAACTGCTCCATTCTTGCCTCAAACTCTTGCATCTTCTGCTCAACCTCTTCTGGAGTGTCGTTGCTATCAATGTTGTTAGGGAATACAGGTTTCCACTCATTGGTAACATCATCGTATTTTAACCAAAGGTCGCTAACACTTACAAGGTCGCTTGGGTGATTAAGAGCAAAGCTTAAGAAGCGTTGTTTTACCAACTTGTTTCTGTTACCTTGCATTATAGTACTCTCTGCCATAGATTGCAAGTTGGCAAATGGATCATCAGCCTTTGATTTTCGTCCTCTTGCTTTCTTAATAGGAGCATTAAAAGCACTATCCTTATGAGTCAAATAAGCGTAAGCCTCAGCACTTGTCTTTTCGTCAAAGCCACGCAATGGAATATAGAACTCATACATACCTGACACATCATCAAAAGTCTCTTTGCTCATTAACCCACACTCATATGATTTAAGCAAAATAGCTTTACTTACAGCATTTATCTTATTCCAAAGGTCGGTAGTGTCGTGAGATTGCTCGTAGTTATCAACCATTTCTTGTGCTATTGCTTCTGCATCAGCAACATTATCCATACCTGTAAGAGCGGTCAATCCTGCATAATCTCTGTCTCTATAAAGGCCTATATAACCCTCTTTAAAGATTTTGTTTAGTCGATATATTCGCTTATTATAATCTTCTTCATCAATATTGCCATTATTATAGAGAGTATCAATAGTTCTTTTTCTGGTGTCATACCAAATCATAGCATCTCTTTCCGATAGATTCTTCTCTACACCATTTAGTTTAGCATTTAAAAGATTAATCTTTCTGTTAATCTTCTCGGTTTCATCTTCCGTAATGTCTTCTCTCTTTAGGCTCTTTTTTAGTTTTTCTATCTCCGCATTAATATATGCCCTTGCATCACGCTCAGCCATTACTCGGTTACGTTCAAGACCGTGCTTCGCCATCATATAATCTGTTAGCTCCTCACGCCCGGCATTGTTTTTAGCAAGTTTGGCAACCTCGTCAAGCATAGGTTTAAACAAAGTATGAGCAAACGCATCTGCTTCGGCTTTGTTCACACTTGACAGACGGTTTTCGCCCAAATAAGCATTCTCGAAGCCGTCCACATCTTCAATGTTTGAGCCTTTACCAAGTATAGCCTGCATAGCCTCTTTAAGTCCGAGCATACTATCTTGCAATGCCTCCTGTGATTGGAACATTCCGCTCTTAACACGTCTTTCATAACGGTCTCGAGCCAACTCTCTTTTGTGCATTTCAGGGTCGCCGTCACGGTAGAGGTTGTCGTCTTCTATTTGATTTTGAAAGTCTTTAGATATTTGTTTGCTTCCTTGGCTTCGACTTCGGCTTTCATCCTCTTCTCTATGTATTTCAGATAAGGATCCTTTTCTAATTGCGTATTCTGCAATTCTTCTTTTTGTTCGGGTTCTGACTGATTCGAGTAGGCTTTCTCCTCCCTCTTTTGTATATCGTTCAATTTCTTTTCCATAATTTTTGTTTTTATTATATCCTGTAAACTTTAGTAATTTATTTGCTTGAACCCTTGCCGCATCGCTCAATATACTCAATAAATCTTCAATGGCATTTCCTGCTAAGGCTGATTCTAATGAATAACTTATAGTTTCCTCATCTATATCTTCAGTTTTATATTTTTCCCTAATCCCACTTACAAGTTCTTCATCAAGTTCTTTCAACTCATTTGATAATGTCATTACATTATCCACACCACCTAATTGCTCTATTGCATAGTGTACATGTTCGTGAAAAATAGAAATATAAGGAATTTTAATATCTTTAAAGGCAAAGATAAGAATTTTATTAGTATTTCCTATAAAAATTGCTGCAGCATCATTAGTTGAAAAATCTTCTGCAAAGCGCATGGATTCATCTTCTGTTTCTCCATATTCAATTGCAAATTGATAAAGATCTTCATAACTATACATGTTTTTAATGTCTAAATCTTTTGCACCACTGAATAACTTAGAGTACTCTTTTACAACATCGTCTATCGAAACATCTTTAAAGTTACCAACTCTTAACTCATATTGTTTTGCAATATCATTAGCAATATCAAAAGTATTTTGCTTGTTGGCAGGTTTTTTAAGGTTTTCGTAACTACGCCATAAAATATAGCGGAGGCTGTTATCATTCAAAGTAACCTCTCGTGAAAAACCAAACTTGTTTAGCAACTTTTTAAACCACTCTTTAATACGGTTCCACCAATTTTTAGGGCAGTTCTCAAATTCTGTATTCTCAGCAAGCGAAGCAAGATACTCTTCAGTTGCTTTTCTGAAATCCCAGCCGTTCTTTATTGCAAGTTTAACAATTTTTTCTCGTATCTTCTTATCAGCTTTAGCATAAATATTGTCAAGGAAGTTGTCAAACTCCTCACCAAACAACTGACGTAAACCAAAGTGAGCCACAGCCTCGTGAAGTAAACTTTGTTCTACATCAAGTATATCTCTGTGGTTAGGGATAACAATAGTTATCTTGCCTGTGCTCTTTGAATAGAAACCTTTTGCACGTCTCTTTTTGCCCTCCAATGTACTTGCATCATTTACAATCTCAACATTGTCAAGATGAAGTTTATTTGCAAGCTCCTCAACACGCTCTGCCATTCTTTGGTATGCCTCTTCTTCATTAAAATATATAGCATTACCATCACGTTCAAGAATATCATCTTCCTCAGCATTAACAATATTGTCGGCAGTCTCTATATTTGCGTCCATTTCTGCATACTTGGCTTCCTTTTGCTCCAACTCTTTCTTCATCAGTTCTGCGTATTCCTCATATTGAGCCTTTGCCTGTTCTAATTCAGCCTCATACTCGAACGGCTTGCCCTCTCTTGATAAGAGTTGTTCCAGTTCCGCCTCGTTGTGTCTCTTGCTACGCTCTGCCGCTTCCAATCGTTCAGTAAAATCAACTCCGGTAATAACATTTTGAGTAATATCCTCAATAGCATTGCGGAGCAAGTTTTGACGTACAGGAATGTTCTCTATACCAAGTTCGGCACAAGAGTAGGTCATTTTTCTTTCAACGTCATTGAATAGGGTTGCACCATTAGCAACAGTCTGTCTTGTAAGTTCTGTTTTTACGTTAAAAGTAAATTTGCCTATCTGTATGGTCAGTTCTCGTTTCTGTTCTCCTGCAATATTGCCGTCTTTCATTTGCTTCATTGCATCAAGAGCAGTCTTGTTGTGCTCTTTTAGATAATCTTCCATTGCCTCAACAGAGGAGAAGCGATGTTTACCGATAACAATTTCCTTTGCCTTGCCATTGGGGAACTCCGAACGCACAGCCTCCAAGTATCGGCTATTATCTTCAATACGTTTTTCAGCATCTTTAATAAAACCTTTTACTTTAGGAATAGCATTATGAACGTATGTTTGGTCTGCCTCCCACTGTTTTTTACGGCTTGCAAACTTACGAACATTCTTTTCAGCATTGTTTTTCAGCATAGCATATTCACTACCCGAAAGTTGAGCAACTGTATCTCCAAATACGTCCTCTTCCTCCTCAAGTACACGATTAGTCATACTATTTGACATCATCTGCTTACCATTCATAATGCTGTCGGCAATAGCACCCTTTGTCTTTAATCTTTGATATGCTGTAACGTCCAAACTATCCTCAACACCAAAACGCAAGATGCGTACAGGCTTGCCCATTGCTTTATGCAAGTTACCCTGTCGCAAGATACGTCCATTACGCTGGGTGTAGTCCATTGGGCGGTTAGGAGCGTCCAAGTGTATTAAAGTGTGCA